GCAACCACCGCCCTACAAGGGGTAAAAGGGGCTGTCGCTGCTACAGGTATTGGTTTATTAGTTATTGCGGTAGGTACATTAGTTGCGTATTGGGATGAAATAAAGGGTGCCGTTTCGGGGGTTAGTGCAGAACAAGATGCTTTAAATAAAAAGGCTGAAAAGAATGTTGAAATAGAAGAAAGAAAAACTAAAAGATTAAAGGCAAGTGATAATATACTTCGCCAACAAGGTTTAAGTGAAAAAGAAATATTAAGATTAAAAGCGGCACAAGTTGGTAGGGAAATAACTGCGTTGGATTTAAAAATAAAACAAGCAAAAATAACCCTTAAATCGCAAGTTGATGCTGAAGAAAGAAATAAAGTTATCACAAAAGGGATTATAATGTTTCTTACTATGCCACTTCAAGCGATATTAGCCACGGTGGATTTAGTAAGTGAAGGTTTAGTTGCTTTAGGTATTTTAGATAACGCCCTAACATTAAGGGATGATATCACCGATTATTTTGCATCTTTAATTTTTGACCCCGATGAAGTAAAGACGGAAGGTCAAAAGGCTATTGATGAAATGGAAGACCAATTATTAGAATTAAAAAATGAAAAGGCGGGATATGAGAATGAGATAAAAAATATAGAAGTAAATGCGGCAAAGGAAAGGGATGCCCTTAACAAAAAAAATGCTGAAAATACTAAAAAACAAAATGAAGAAAACGCAAAAACCGCTCTTGAACAACAACGAGCACTTGAAGATGCAAGGGTTGAAGCGATGAAAGATGGGGAAGAAAAAGATTTAGCAAGGACTAAATTAAAATATGATAGAATGATAGAAGATGCCAAGGCAGGTCAAAAAACTATTAATAAAGAAACACAAGAACTTATTGACCTTTATAATAAGCAAAGGGATAATGAAAATACAGAAACCCTTGATAAGTGGAAAAAATTTAATGATGATAAAGTAGAAGCAGCCAAACAAGCAGAATTAAAATTACTACAAGATATGCGAGCAGCGGATGACGCTGTTTATGCTTCTATGCAAAAAACAAGGGATAGTGAAATAGCCCTTTTACAAGATGGGTTTGATAAAGAGAAGAAAGTTCGTAAAGCCAAATATGATGATGAATTATATGAATTACAAAATGCTTTAGATGATAGTAAAATCACAATAGAACAATACCAAGAATTAACTAAAAACGCAACTATAAAATATAATAAAGATATTGAAGATATTAATAAAAAGGCTAAAGAAAAAGAATTAGAAGAACAACGAGGTAAATATGAAGATTTAGCAAAGGCAATAGAATTATGGGGTGGAGCAACATTAGAACTTACCCAATCAATAGGTGATTTATTTGGTGAAATTATTGAAAATAGATTAAATAGATTAAACGAAGCCCTTGCATATGAAACCGAAGTATTAAAATCCCAATTAGACCAAAGATTAATAAGTCAGGACGAATATAATGCACAGGTACAACAAGCAGAACAACGAACGGCAGAAGAAAGTAAGAAACTAAAAAGGAAGTCCTTTATGATAGATAAGGCAAATAATTTAGCGGCAGCGATTATGCAAGGGGCTTTAGCAGTATTATCCGCCTTAGGAAACCCCGCATTAATACCACCTGCTAACTTTATACTTGCAGGTATTGCAGGTGCTGCTTCTGCAGTACAAATAGGTACAATCGCAGCACAACAATTTAAAGCCGCTCGTGGGGGTATTGTACCAGGAAATGGATTACCAACTGATGTAGATAGTGTAAATGCTAAATTAGCACCAGGTGAAGCCGTTATTAACGCCCGTTCAACAAGTATGTTTGGTTCAACACTTGATATGATAAATAGAGCAGGTGGTGGTAAAAGATTATTACCTAATAATATAGACATCGGGGGTAGTACCCCAACTGGTAATGTATTTGCCGATAACCAACAAGCACAACCTGTAAAGGCTTATGTTGTAGAAACCGAAATAACGGGTACCCAAAAGAGGGTAAATAGAATAGAAAGAAGTGTAGAGTTTTAAGTATTAAACGAAACAATAAAAAAAATATTTAGAGTATGGAAAAATTGCCAGTATATTATTTGGAAATAGACGAGTTTGATATGAAGAGTGGGGTTGATGCAATATCATTTGTTTCATCCCCTGCTACTGAAATGACCTGGACTATGTTTAGTATAGTTAATGATACCTTCAACGACTACCCAAAAGCAGCAAGTGAAAATGCTTGTAGAGCCCTTAAATACAGAGATAAGGAAGAACCTAATTGTGGTACGCTTGTAGGTTGGAAAAGAGCCAATCAGTTATGTAATAGGGATAAGATTAGTTTAGATACCATCGGTCGCATGGCATCATTTAAAAGACATCAACAACATAAAGACATACCATATGACGAAGGTTGTGGTGGTTTGATGTGGGATGCATGGGGAGGTGATGAAGGTATAGATTGGGCGTTAAGAAAAATGGAATGGGCTAATAGAAATATGTGGAATAACAATATGTCTAAAGTAGAATTTAGTTTAAATGAAGAAAAACGAATTATTACTGCCCCCGTTATGTTAGCCGAAACTGAAATATTAAGATACAATCCTGCAATAGGTAAGTATTATGTTAAGTTTAGTGAAGAAACCATTATGAAGATGATGAAAAAATACTTCAAGGACAATAAGATACATAGGGTAAATGAAGAGCACGACCCAAGAAGAATTGCCGATGGTGTGTATATGATAGAAAGTTTTATTGTTGGTGATAGGAATGAAAGTAAATTATACCCCAATTTACCAAAAGGTAGTTGGGTGGCATCTTTTTATGTTGAAGATAAAGATTATTGGGAAGAAATAAAAAAGAATGGTTTTACAGGTTTTTCATTAGAAGGGTTTTTTGAAGAACAATATGAAATGCAAATGGTTGAAAAAATATTTAACACAATAAAAAACATTATTTTTTCTAATTTACCTGACGAAGATAAAGAAGAACAAATAAAAAGAATTTTAAATATATGAAGTCATTATTAAGTAATTTTTGGGTGGGGTTTTTAATGTTTATGTCCCCACTACTTCCGTTAATGTTAATCATAACAATATCCACTATTTTTGATACCTTCGTTGGTAGATGGTATGCAAGACAAAAGGGGGAGTTAATCACAAGTGGTAAGACAAGAAAGGGTTTATGTAGTAAATTATTAATATATTTATCGGTGATATTTTTTTCATTTTTAATAGATAAATATATGATTAACGAAATAACAAGAAACTATGTATGGTTTGATTTTGCATTCACCCGTTTTTGGACGGCATTTTTTGTTTGGATAGAATTTACAAGTATAGATGAAAAAGTAAGATGGGTAAAAGGTGAAGGTATTACAGATAAAGTATTAAAGTTTTTAAGGGGGTTTAAATCTATTTTCAAGACAAGTATGGATATGAAAGATAGATTAGAAAAATAAAGACATTAAACACAAAAAAATAAATTATATTTAATATAAAAAAGTTATGGACAAAAAAGGCATTTTAACTAAAATTAAAGAACTTTTCACAAGTGAAAGTTTTGAGCAAGATTATAAAACCCAAGACGGAAGAATAATTAGAGTAATGGGTGGATTAGATGTAGGTACCGAAGTAAAGGAATTGGATAGTGAAGGTGAAAGTGATATTGAAGATGGAAACTATATTTTAGAAGATGGTGTAGTACTTATGATACACGGGGGTAAAATCACAGAAATAACTGAAATCACAAATGATGAAGAAGGTGAAGATGAAGAGGCTATGGGTGATTATAAAGAAAAAGACGAAATGGGTGATAAAAAACCTGAAGAAGAAAAAGATGATATGGAAAGTCCATATAATAAAGAAATAGACACCAAACTTGTAGATGGAACTGAAATAAGAATTTTAACAAAAGGTGAAGCAATATCAGTTGGTGATATGGTTTTAGTTAAAGTTGGTGAAGGTTATAAAGAAGCACCTGAAGGCAGACACGAAGTAGAAGGGGGATTAGTAGTTTATACTGACGCCGAAGGTAATATCAACGAAATAGAAACTAAAGAAACTGAAGAAAAAGATGAAGAAGGAATGGCTGAAGTATTTGCAGCAATCACTTCATTAGTAGATGAGGTTAAAAAGTTAAGAAGTGATATTAAAAAGGTTAAAGAAGAAAATATTGAATTAAAAAATAAATTTAATAAATTTGCAAAAGAACCTTCAGCAACCCCAACGAAACACGAAGTAAAATTTAATAAAAATGATAAAGATGCGAAACTTAAATTTTTCGCAAGATAAAAAATAATAAAATAAACAATTAAAAAAATTAAAAAATGAGTTTAAATGTAGGTGATTTAACGGCATATGTTGATGAAAACAAAATGGCGTTAATCAAAAAAGCAGTATTAGGTGGTAGAACTTTAAGATTTATTAATGTTCAGCCTGACATCAAGTCGTCAGCAACCATCAACATTATTAATTCTGACCTTGTTGCACAAGCGGGTGCATGTGGTTGGGATGAAGATGGACAAACTATCTTAACACAACAAACTTTATCGGTATGTCCGTTAAAAGTAAATGAAAGTATTTGTCTTGATACACTTGAGCAGTATTACACTCAAAAGATGATGAGACCAGGTTCTTACAACGAACAAATACCTTTTGAAGAAATATTTGCAAGTGAAAAAGCAGATAAGATTAATGCACTTATTGATGACCTTATTTGGAAAGGGGATGTAAATAACGAAAGTGGAAACCTTGCATTATGTGATGGTTTTGTCGTTTTAGCATCAGTTACTTTTTCAGGTGATGTTGTTAATGGTAATACATCTTCTGCTACAGCAATTACGGCTTCTAATATTGTAGGTCTTATTGATGATATTTCAGCAGTAGTACCAACTGATATTTTAGGTATGGACGACCTTACTTTATTCGTAGGTTATGATGTTTATAGAACATATGCGTTAGCATTAAGAAACGCTAACTTATTTCACTACACAGGTGCTGAAAATCAAGGTGAAGATTATTCACAAATGATACCAGGTACTAACATTAGAGTAGTTGCGGTAAGAGGTTTGAATGGTACAGATAAAATGTTCCTTTCATCAGCGTCTAACTTGTACTTCGGTACTGACTTATTGAGCGATGCTGAAGAATTTAAAATCTTCTATTCTGCTGATTACGACGAAGTAAGATTTAGAGCAAAATGGAAACAAGGGGTACAATTTGCGTTTCCTGAATTTGTGGTGTATTTTGAACTATAATATACTAAAAAGTTGGGGGGTTAATTAACCCCCCTTTATTAAAAAAATTAAATAAACAAAATTAAAAAAATAAAATTATGAGTTGTGTTATAGATACTGGTTATGTATTAGGCTGTAATACCATCGGTGGTGTAGAAAAAGTATGGATTGGTACATATAGTGCTGACCAAACTTACACATATGATGGTGATAATATCATTACAGGGATTACATCAGGGGTCACAATTTATTTAATGGAGCAAGATATGGAATTTGCTGGATTAAACCAAACGGGTAACTTCAGTAGAGAAAATGGTAGTGTATTTTACGAAAGTGTATTGTCCCTTAAATTTATTGAATTGACTGCCGAATTAAGAAATTTAGTCGTTGCATTAGGTAGAGCACCTATCTTCGCAGTAGTAAAATCAAACGCTGGTGAATATTATGCGTGTGGTGTAGAAAGTGCAGGTAGAGCGACTGCTGGTGTTGCTTCATTAGGTATTGCTCAAGGAGACCTTAATGGTGCTACTTTTGAAATAACTTGGAGAAGTGCTAATGGTGTATTTCTTATGGATGACGCTTTAGTTGGTACATCACTTCCTTTAGGGTCTTAATATATGTTCTTGTAGGGTTTTTATTTATCCTTTTATTCGTTTTAACCCTATTGCCCCCGTCGTCCTGATGGGGGTTTTTTATTTCCTAAACAAAAACTATACATCTATATTTATATTAAAATGTAATATGATAGTAATATCCGCAAATACTACAACAAATGTAGCCCTAACACTATATGAAAAAACCACTTTAACGGGGGCAACATATATTATGGACTTATACAGCAATCAAAATCACAACCATACCTATTTTTGGCTTACTGGTGATACGACTAATAATAATGTTAGGTATAACTACTTTCCTGTTAATATAAGTGGTTTAAATTTAAGTGGTGGTACATATGATTATTTCGTATGGCAAACAACGGGAAACACCTTATCTACCACAGGTTTAACCATCAACGACATAGTTGAAAGTGGTTTATGTGAAATAATTGCTAATGTACCACTTATACCAACTGGTACAACATATAATAACCCTAAAACTGAATATACTTTTTACTAATATGGAAAAAAAACAAGAAATAAAAAAGGAAGATAAAAAGGGGTATTTCAAGGTATTTACTTTTGGAAAAGAATATACCGCCCCTGAATATAAATATAATGCAACACACGGCTTTATAGAATGGGGTAAAGACAATCAATACCCCCAATATTTACTTGATTTATACAATCATTATGGTTCTGCAACACATAAGTCAATAATCAATAAAAAAACCCGTTTAACTACAGGTTATGGTTTAAAAAATGTATTAGATACAAGGTTGAAAGAATATATTAGAAAAAATAAATTAGAAGATGTACTAAAAAAATGTGAAGTAGATTTTGAAATATTCAACGGATTTTGTTTTGAAGTTATTTGGAATAATGAAGGTAGTGAATTTAATATTCATTATGTACCCTTTAATAGAATAAGAAGGGGTATTGAAAATGAAGAAATAGATTATCCGCATTTTTGGTATAGTAAAAATTGGAGGGAGTATAAGAAAGATGAATATGAACCACAACTATTTAGGAGGTTTGACCCTAATGTAAAGACAGGTAAGCAATTATATTATTATATTGAACCTAACCCACAACAAGACGAAATATACCCTATACCTAATTATTCTACATCTATAAATTGGATTGAATTAGATTATGAAATAAGTAAGTTTCACCTTAACCAAGTTAAACAAGGTTTTGCACCTTCATTCATTTTAAATTTTGCTACAGGGATACCATCAATAGAAGAAATGGATGACTATTATAGGGATTTTAAAAGAAACTACGAAGGGGCAGAAAATAGTGGTAAAATTATTATAACATATAGTGAAGGTATAGAGCAAAAACCTGAATTAACACCAATACAATTAAACGACAGCGACGAAAGATTTATTATGTTGCAAGATATGGTGGAAAAAAATATAGTAATGGGGCACGAAATACCCCCACAATTAGTTATTTTAACACCAGGTAAGTTAGGTTCTACAACTGAAAGACAAGAATTATTAACGGAGTTTCAACAATACTATATTACAACAAGACAAGTACAAATAGAAAATACTTTTAATTATGTACTTTCAACTATTGGTTTTACTGAAGAAATAATATTAAACCAATATGACGACATTACAACCGATAAAGTGGAAGATTTAGGAGTACAAGAAAAAGCACAAGCAGAATTAAAAGGTTCAGTAGGTGGGGTACAAGGTATTTTATCAATACAACAATCAGTTTCACAAGGTTTTACAACCATAGATGCAGGAGCAGCAATACTTGAATTAATATATGGTATTAGTCCTATAGAAGCAAGAAGAATGTTGGGTGAGCCTAAACCAGCAGAACCTGCGGATAATACACAACAAATAATTAACGGATAATGGCAACACTAAAAGTAAAATTTATTTCTACCTTGTATTTAAAACAAAATACAACTATAGAAGATAATGTAGATGATAACAAGTTGGTACCTTTTATTTATACCGCACAAGATACACATATTCAACAAGCGTTGGGTACTAACTTTTATGATAGGTTAAAATCGGGGGTTACCTATAATAACTTATCAACATTAGAAGAAGATTTTTTGCGTGATTATGTGCAACCTTGTTTAGCCCAATGGGTATTTTATGAAGCATACCCCTTCCTTAATTTTAAGGCAACTAATAAGGCGATATCAAAAGAAGCAAGTGAATTTTCAACACCAAGTGAATTGGACGAAATAAAATATTTAAGAAACGCAATTAGGGATTTAGCAGAATTTTATTTAAGAAGATTAAACCAATACTTATGTGATTATGGTTATTTATTTCCTGAATATCAAAATCCCGACCCTTATGAAAATCTACCTGCTAATAGTAAATCATATTTTAGTGGGGTTTATTTACATAGAAGGGGTCGTGAATTATTTAGAGATTACCCAACTTATTATGGTGATAGATATGATTGTCGTGATTGCGGTGGGTGTTAAAAAAAAGTATTATGTGTAAGATAGAATATACATTAGAAGAACTAATCAACCACCCCAAGTTAAGTGATGACTATAAATTTTCTGTACTTGAAGAAATAGTACAAGAAGATTTATTTTTAGATTGGTTGGAAAGTCAAGAATTAGGGGTGAATATAGAAACATTAGGGTTAAAATTAGACGACCTGAACGACTTTTATGATGTAGATGATACAGACAATCAATATGTAGAGCAAAAGTTTGCTACAGAAGAACAATTCAAGGTAATACGACTATACAAATACTTCGGTAATATAACTGATAATAGCCGTCAGTTTTGTAGAACCCTTGTTAATAGAACTAATCTATCCCTAATGCGTAGGGAAGATATTGAATTATTAAATACACAAAATCCAGGTTTGGGTAAAGGTGGTAGTGATACATATTCTGTATTTAATTGGAGGGGTGGAGCAAATTGCAAACACAAATGGGTTAAATATTATTATGATGAAGAAACTATGAATTTAGTAAAAGCACCAGACCAACCTACACAAACTGAAGTTAATGGTAAAGTACCTTACGCAAATGGTACAAATAACCCACCACCAAGAAATAAAAAATAAAATTTAAAATAAATAGATATGCCACAATATAAAATAGACATAACGACTTTTTGGACTGATTTAGGGGTTGAATATTGTAATACAAGTGCAACTAATATGTACGACTTTTTTAAAGATGGGCTGAAGTTTCAAGGAGAGAATGAATTAGTTTATAATTTTTACGAGTTTGTAAGATATTTAGGTTATGATAATCAATATCAGTTTTTTCAAAATGTAATACTTGATTATATTGGTGAAGTTGATAGTGGTATTTTTGACGCCTTTACTTTTTATAGTAATGTTGATGACGCTAATATAATAGACAGATACACCTTTTGGCAATACGCACCATCATATGGTACCCCCTTTCCTCAACAATTAAGCAATATTGTTGCTATGGGTCAAACAACAAACTTTTTTTGGATTAGTTTTGATAATGGTGAAACCTTAGATGATACATATGTAACACCAGTAGCACCATTACCGAATATAAATATGTTTGTTGGTAGTGCTACTAATAATGGTACAGATGCCGCTTATTTTGGTACTACTAATTCGGTTAATCAAAGTTATATTATAAGATATAATAAAACATTTAATGATTATAGAGCACAAGGTCAATATTCAGGAAATAGACCATTTAATTCTATTGTATATTTAAGTGATACATTATTTTATGGTGTAAATTCATCAGTAAGTAATAACTTATTAAAATCAGTTGATGATGCTACTACATTTAGTGCAATTACATTATCACCAGCATTTAGACCTGAAAAAATTATATGGGCACCTGAAGAAAATAGATTAGTATTAGGTGGGTTAGGTTCTACGCAAAGATTTATGTATAGTACTAATAGTGGTACAACCTGGACATTATCTAATACACATACTTCTAATACTGATACTTTAACGGATTTAATTTATTTAAAAAATTCACCTAACTTCAAATATATCGGTTTATTAAAAAATGGTTCAGGTAATCAATATATCTTTAAAAGTACAGGTGCAACAAATTGGACATTAAGTACTATTTCAACGGGGAGTACTATGGATTTAAGTTGTGGGGCATATGACCCAGTTAATAATGTCTTTTTAGCGGTTTCTACTCAAAAATCATTAGGTGTTATTTCTACTGATGGTGGGGATACATTTACTACTATTACACAACCTTCAAAATCATTTAATAAAGTTATACATATACCAGGTACAACAAGATTTTTAGCGGCTTATAATGGTGGAGTATATTGGACTGATGATAATGGTACAAGTTGGAATGATACTTTTGTAAATCGTGATGTTAGGTCAATAACATATTTACCTTTATAATATCCCCCCCAAATAATATAAAATTTAAAACCCCCGAAGAGAAATGGGAAACTCAACGGGGGTTTTTTCATATACATATACATCAACAACTAATCTTCATATACATTTGGTTTTTGAATATCATTTAATTTTTCTTCTAATTTACCTATATGTTCATCTAAATCCATAAGAGCGTTTAATAAGTAAATATAAACCATCTTATCGGTTGCTTTAGTTTCATCACTTGCAATTACTTTCATAACATCAGTAAAAGTTATGGTTTGTATTGCTTCAGTTAGTCCTGTAAAATTCATTTTATTTTTTTTATTTGTTTATTGGTTATACTAATAAATATCTACTACTTTTGAAAAAGCCACTTTTTTAAAAAAAAAATTTAATTTATTAACATTTCTCTTAATTTTTCTTTTACAAGGGGGGTATTATTTATCTTTTCTAATACTTCAAGAATGATTAAAGAGCAATTCTGCTTACTATAACCATTTTTTACAGACAATTCATTATAAGTTATACCAGGTATTAGGTGATAATCTAAAAATAACATTATCTTACTATACTTTAATTTAGGTATTGTTAGTAATAATTTTTCAATATCAGTCCTTTTTACTGGTGGTAGTTCTTCATATTCTTCATCATATAATTTTATTTTTGAATAATCATCATAATATACGACTTTTGGATAAGAATTTAATGTTCGTTGG